ACCGACGGTGCGAACAGTGGGATGTTGGCAGCGCCATACGCTGCGGCGTGCGCAAACTTTTTCGCCGACTCGCCTAGCACAGTGCCGAACGAATCCGGCTTGGACATTGTATCCTCGCTAGCAGCTTTCAGCCGGTCAAGCAAATCTTCCTGCGTCGTGCCCATCGGCACGTTGAACACCTGCTTCCCCCGAAAGCGTTCCGGCACCTCAGGGGAATTGGGCATGGTGACAACTGGGATAACGTCGGCCATTATCGCGCCCCCCGTTTTGGCAACGCACTGAAGTCAACTCCTCCGGCAGCAGGAGCGGCAGCCGCTGGAGCAGGCCCGGATTCTTTATACCGCAACTGCGGCGTTTGCCCCGGAGCAAGCCCATCCATGTTGTCACCGACCCAATCACCCGACATCCGAATCGGGAAGGTAATTGGTTTATACGGAGACAGCATTTGCGGTGTAACACCGTCCGCGGTTGCCATCGAATTAAACGCGTCTTGGTGCAGCAGGTAAGCGTTGACCGCCGCAATTTTGGCTATACGGGCTACTCGAATCAACGTCGCAGGTTCGCTAGCTATGCTACCAGTAGCCCCGGTGAGGAATTCCACATCCTTGTCGGACAGTGAGCCTGGCATAGATTTGGCCATCTTCAGCGTGGACGACCGAAGATCAGTCGTCAGCTGTTCCAGACTGGCAGCCTTTGTACCAGAACTGGCATTGAACGCTGCAAGAATCTTATCAGCCCACATTTTAGGCTGTGCTGTTATGCCAGTACCAGCAGTCTCCGCAAGCTTTTCTATGCGGTCGCTGGTTTGATACATAGTAGGAGCGTCACGGCCTGCTTTGGCAATAACTGTGAAATCCTCGGCGGATTGCTTACCGAGATTTTGTGCCAATGCCGAGGAGCCTTTGGTATCCACATTAGTGGTAACACGCACGCCCTTATCCTTCACATCCGTCATACCGGTAAGCGGATTGGTTTGCGCCGGAAGATCTTTTCCGTCAGCACCTTTGACCGTGGTATCCTGCCACGGAGCGCCGATACGCTTGACCGTCGGCTGGCCAGTAGGCGTATTTTTGTCAATCCCGAGGGGAATCCCTTGATCAACAACAACATCTTGTTTACCGACAAGTTTGTTAATATCGCCGCCAGAGTCGGCAGCGGCAATAACACTAGGTGTAGTCGCATTCCGCGCGCCACCTTCGAGCAATTTTGCATACGCTGCAGCCTGGGCCGCTCCCATTGCTTGCACAACCGGAAACTGGCTCGCGGCAGCAAATTGACTTGCCGCGCGCGAGTTCGGCGGAATCGCCGGCGTTGCGGGGATACCCGGCTGCCCCGGCTCATCAGTCGATGGGCCAACTTCCAGCTGCTCCGGTTTCCCTGGCGTGCCAGTAGTGAGGTTGTTAAATTTCAACAACGCCTCTGCCTGCGCGTCGCGAAAGCGGCCACCGAGAGCGGTCATCTTCGCATCCGCATCTTCTGTCCCCTTCCGCCCGAGATAGGCTTTTGCCAGTTGGGCAAACCCCGCAGTCAGCGGATTCTTCACCGCAAGGGGGCCAACCATCTTGGTATCCCCCTGCGGTGCCAGCCCCTGCTGCATCAACGCTTCCGCATACGCCCGCTGACGTGCGATATTCGTCGCTTCCGCCTGCCAGTCATTGGGAATCGCCGCTTGCTGCACTACGCCAGTAGCCATGATTAGCCCACCATCGAGAAAAGTTTGCTTCCAACGCTACCAGATGGCGCTCCCAGAAATGCACTGCCTAGGCTCATAACGCCACCCATCATAGCGTTTTGCTGCGCGACTTGAGCATTGTAGTTATTCTGATCCTGCTGTGCCCCAGCCTGCGCCGCTGCGAATATCGGAGCCGGCGCTGCTTGCGCTCCGCTGTAATTTTGAAATGTCGGCACTGTCGCGCTGCTGCCAGTACGCAACGCATTCAATTCACTCAACGGCTGGTTACGTCCGGCAATGTCCATTTGCGCAAGCTGCGGAGCATACCCCAACGCCGCGATGATCGCTTGCTGCCGCGCATCGTTCTGCGACTGGTCGAGTAGATTCGTCTGCGCGTTGTAGCCCTCGCTGCCAACCGCATGGCCGCCTGCAATCAGCGCTGTTTTCTTCGCTTCCGCCTGCCGGTCCAGCATCGGCTGCAACCGCGACATTATCGCATCTTGCGCCTTGTTAACCTCCCCCTCGCCGGTAAAGGCAAACGGGGTTGACAACGTCTTGGAAACATTATTAGCCGCTGTTCCGGCGGTATCCGCCAGTTGCCCACTGATCGCTTGCTGCTTGTCAAACAGCGCCTGCTGCGTTGGATTCAGCGTCTGATTGACTGTCGGCGTACCGTCCGGGCCGTAGGTAACTGTCTGCGACCCGTAGACATTGTTGATATTCGGGTTCGACAGGCGCGCGGTTAGCTTCGCCGCATCCGCATTTGCCACTCCCTGCCCCTGCGCCGCTCCGGTAAAGTCTGTTTTCGGGGGGCTATCGCTGCCGCTGCTCATATCAAGCCTTTCTGGAAGTTGCGACGATTCGCCTTCCACAATACATGCACAATGGCGTCAGCCCCTGCTCGGCCAGCACAACGCAGGGTAGCCTCCGGTTCGAAATTCAGTTTCTTGACTAACGACAAACACTTCTCATTTGTGCTGTCAATCACCGCAGTCGCGCGTAGGCAACCAGCAGTGACAAAAATGTAAGCAAACAGTTCATGCCAAAAACTGCGAACGGGGGGAGAATCGATGCGAATATGGAGCATAACATTGCACCCATTCCAGTTTTCAAGCACAACTCCAGCAGCCAACTGTTGTCCACGTTGATCCCCTATTCCGAGCGCATTACGGCAAGTTCCGCCGCCAGTCGCGGCGTAGACCCAATCAACCACCGGCTGACCTGTGACGATCACAGTATGGTGCCCCCGACGGTGTACAGAATATCCGCAGCGTACCAACTCCAGAGTTGCTTCGATGCGACTTTTACCGCTAGGGCCATTTGGTAGCCAATTGCGCCGACTGCTTGCTGGCCAACCCTCTGCGCCGGGTCGCTCGGCCATACAGCCCCTCCCCAAGTCGCAGTTCCCCAGGTAGTCGCGGTGCTGGCTGAAATGCTGCTAACTGTAGCCGACGGCGCCATCGTGGAGTAATTCACATTCAACGCCATGTAAATCTGTTCCAACCCCGTGCCGTTGTAGTAAATCCGAGCAAACGTCGCCCACTTCTCCTGCGCTGGCGCGCCAAGGCCGTTGTACGCGGTGATCGCAACGCCTTGGATATCACTCCCGAAATCGGTGTACCCAGTCCAGGCTTGACACACTTTCCCCGCGAGTCCGGCGTAGAACAGCCCGTTAAACTCGCAAAACGCACCGACGGACCACTTGGTAATGCGGAACCAAGCGTCTGTCGACATGTTCATTGCAAATTGGTAACTCAGTGTGGAAGTCACTGGGACGTTGACCATCAGCACGCGACCGTTGAAAAACGGCGTGATTTCCCAGCCGAAAAGGTTGCGCCCCGCCAGCGTAGCATCGGCCACTGCGTTACGAATTTGGTCACTCAACGCCACAGCGCCGGTATTCGCGTCAGTCTGCACCAGGTCCGAAAAGCGGTAAAGCCCCTGCGTGGTAAGCGACACAATGTCGCCGTTAATTTTGGTAATACAGCGATTGCTGAGAAGCTGCCCGATATAATACGCGCCGATTAACTTAAAATCAGTCGCCGGGTCAAGGCCTTGAAACAGGATAACCTCGCCCTCGGTTGTGAAGAAAGCGAAGTAATGCTGAGGGCCGCTGTTGGTATCGTACGAAAAATTCCGCATGGTGAGCAGCGTACCACCCCGCGTGCAGTAGCTGCGGATCGGAAACGCTGTCGCTGCGCCGCCGACACTATCAACCGGCAAATACCACGCAATCAGAGAGTCTTTCTGGATAAACCATACGCGGTTTGCGTGACCCGACGGCTCCTTCAGCGTAGTAGTCGTCACCCCGGTGATAGCCGGCACACTGGCCGCATCCACCGCTACCCACGCTGCGCCATCCCAGTACCGCGGTTTATCAAACCCATTAGCCGCGATAAGCCAATTACCGCTGCTTGTCGCGAAGTTCATCGACTCCCAGCGAGCGTTGGTCAGACCAGTCTGCACCGCAGCGCCGACTGCGCCACTGGCAGTTACATTGTAAAACGCAGTACCCGCCGCTGCGAACAATTGCTTTGTCGTCCCGCCATTATACGGCAAAAACGACTCAATCCGCGCTCCGCTGGCAATCCCTGTCGACCAATCCGCAATCCCCGGTCGCAGCGACACTTTTGTCGCCTCCGGAAACATGTCATCCAGCACAATTGCGTCCTGCGCTTTCATCGCAGCAACGGAATCGCGCGCGTTCCAACCACGAACTGGCGCCGGGAGCGTCCCCGGCTTGCCGTAGGCTTGAAGTGCTGGATTAGACTTTCTACGAGCCATAGCCTTGGGGCGGAATGTTATCGTCGCTCAGGAGATACGGGGCCGGTGTGAAGGATATGTCAAGTACCTTCCCCCCGTTATCGCCGCCTTTTGCGGCTTCAAACGCCTTGTTGTACTCATTCGTTGCCTCTCCGTTCGGCAGTTCCTTCGCCCGGAGGAATTTCATTTTGAGGCCGGCGATCATTAGGCGGTTGTCAAACACCGTGACATCGCTATCTATGACGAAGTTGTCTCGATACTGCACGCCAATCGGATCGTAAATCCATTGGCTTGACACATACTCCAGCACCATCTGATCAGTAGTCGCGGACCCCGGCGCGGGGGTGATTTGAAACTGATCGCGGATTGGCCGCCACTGATACAACGGACTCGCCACCACACCCCACGACTTCAGCCATTGCCAAGTCTGCGGAGTAACGGGGCCATTAAGCGGAAAGCGCGTGGTACGATCCCACTGCGTTCCGGGAATAGTGCGGACAAAGTCCGCGGGTAGTGCATACGTCGTGACAGTCGGCGAAAGGTTGAACAAATACTCCCGCGTCAGTTCCTGCCAGTAAAACGTACCGTCCGACAACTCGTCCCCGAGGGCTGTGAGCAACGCAAGCATGTGAGTCGCGAAGGAGTTCGCCGACCCAATAACGGACGATACCGCTGGTAGGCCAAGTTCGCCCAACGCCGAGTTGACAATTGTCAACAACGATTTCTGCTTAGTTGCCCCAACCAAGGGGACGAGTACGGGCATGGTTGCTCCTTACTTCGGGACGGAGAACGGAGGTTGCTTGTTGGCAGTTGCCAACGCTTTGGCCTGCGCCTCGGCGGCCAGTGCTTTTTGCTTCTCGATGGCGGTCATGGGCTTGGCAGGCGTCTCGGCAGCTTCCGCTTCTGCAACCGGATCAGCGGCCAACGGCGCAACCGGAGGCGCTTTTTCCGCTTCCAGCAGCGCAATCCGCTCACGCAGTGCGGCCAGCTCATCCACCAGTTCCGTGGAGCGACCAGTTGCAGCGAGATACGCCTGCGCGCGGGTTTTCCACTCGCGGGCGCCCATGCCGAGGTTGGTAATCATCAACTCGTCAGCCGAGGCCAGTTGCTCGACGGTCTTGACGTTCAACGCGGCGTAGTCAGCCGCAAGATTCGGCGCCATCGCCCCCCAGGTGGATAGCAGCGTGCCTTGTACTTCTTCGGACTTGCCCGCTTTGTACATCAGCCACTTGGTCGCAAACCGCGCTTTGTCATGCTCCGACGCTTCCCGCTCGATGACACGCAGCCGGTCGCCGGGGAAAATGATGCGGATGAAGTCTTGCGTGACATGCACCGGGCGCCCCAGTCCCTTCGATTTGAAATTGTCGCGGAATACTTGTTGGTAAAAATGCACGATCAGTTTGTTATCCTGCCCGTACATCGCCGGGTTCATCTCTGGGTCCTCGTAAAACTGAGGCGCTTCAACAGCAGTGCCATCTTCCCACTGCCCTTTGACTTCAATCGTTGACGACATGCAAATCTCCTTGAAAAACACCGGGGAGCGGACCCCCCGGTGTGTAGTTGCCAGTCAGGTTAGCCGAGGCCGACGCTGGACGGATAGGCGATAGCGGCAAGCGCCCAGCCAGTCGCGGTAAAGGTCACCGCGTTGAGGCCAGTTGCAGTTGCCGCAGCGGATAGCTGAATCACACCAGCATTCGGCGTCGCCACACCCATGTACTGACCGCCTTGGCCGATAGCCGCAATCGTCTGGCTGGCAGAAACGCCAGTACCGGAAAGCGTCATACCGACAAACAAGCCGTCGAGGTTGGGCACGTTGACAAAAATCGAACCGCTGGTAAGATTGCAGTTTTTCGTCGCCGCCAGAGCGTAGCCAGTTGCCGAAGCCGAGGCCATGCCCAGTACCAAGCCGGTCGCCGCGACGGTGGACAGCACCGTACCGGCGGTTGCGCTTTGATACAGCGGAAGGCCAGCCGACGCCGCAGTGGTGCAGCGAACGTTGGCCGTGCCGAACACTTGAAACCACGACAGGGCGGTGGTGTCGATGTTGGCCGCCATGGAAACCGCGATGATGCCACGGGTCGCAACCAGGGTACGCGTGGTAGCGCCGGTTGACGGGTTGATGGAGACGAGGTCGCCGACTTGCAGACCGGACACACCGAAAGCGAGGACAAATTCCCCCTCGCCGTACAGCGGTTCCGTCGCACGGATGCGCGTCATCCAGGGAGCCAGGTAGTTGCCTGGCCACGAGGCTGCAAGATCGGCTTGCTTCAGCGAAGTGTTGCCGACCTGCGGCATGTTTGCCACACGGATATCGATGGACTGCCACATATTAAAAACTCCTTGAAGTTGGGTGCTGATTACCGGGAGATGTAAACCTGCCACCTCCCGGTAGTTGCCCTCGGCAAATTTTTCTTACGCCTTGAGCACGCCTTGCAGGAACGCGTTGGACAGGGTCATCTGACCGGCCCAGCCAACCAAGCGAACCGATGCGTCTTGGTTCGTCGATTGGCGAGGATCGCCGATGGGCACGAAGTTGCGGCGACGATGGGGGCGGAAAAAGATGTACTTGCTGTTCAGGAAGTACATGTGGTTCACGGGAGAACCACCGCCGTAACCGCCGTCATACACCACGGTGGCGCCCATGTAATCCAGGCTGGTGAAACCGGCCCCGGCAACATCCGACTCCGACTTCGTGATCCGCTGGATCGCTTGCAGCGAGGCCCAGTAGAGTTGGAAGTAGTTGTTGTCCGCTACGATGATGTCCGGCTTGTCGGCACCGCGCACGCAGCGGAGCCAGAGCTGGTTCATATAGGTCTGGATGTTGCTCGAGGTTGCCGCACCGCCACCGTCCGTCGAAGAGCTGAACGACTGATTACGCCAGAACGGCCAGCTGGCGCGTGCGATGCCACCGATGGTGCCGGAAGTCGGCGTGTCCGCGACGAGCAGTTGCAGCCCGCCGATTTGGCGCCCGCCATACGCGCTGC